TTGATATGAAATTCACAATGCCTGATAAAGAATCTAAGCCTACTATCTTCATGCGTGAAGAGGCTGTAGATTTCTTGAAAAGGAAATGTGTTTTTAATAAGGATTTAGGTCATAAAGTTGGTTTGCTCTCTGAAGATTCTATCTATAAGAGATTACATTCCCACTTATTGTCTAAGGAGTTGACCTTACCCATGCATAGTGCTGAGAATATTGAGTCATCGCTCCACGACTGGTTTTTCTATGGTCGAGAAGTATATGAGGATAGACGTTTGAAACTAAAGCAGGTTGTTGAAGAATGTGGTATTGCCCACCTTTGTCCCGCTCTAGATTATTCATATGATAAGCGTGTCAATGGTTGGAAGCATAAGTATTTAGGTGAAGAGTTGATTGAGGAAGAGACTGATATTCTAGAGACGCAATGTGGTGACCTTGCCGTAGAGACAGTCGATTGCCTCGATCTTGTTAGAGGTACAGCATATGAACCCTATTTTTGGTGGGAACATGTAGCTGCGAACCTGTCCTTTTTCTTCATGGGCATGGTGTGGTCTTTAATTCATAGGGGTTATAAAATCAAAATAGGTTTTCCAACGCGGGGTTGGATATATTTCTTGGTTTTTACAACAAATGGATTAAAGTGGTGGTACGTCTTATTCTTTATAGGCAAGTTCTATTTTGATGCCTATTTCACTCCAATTTTCTTTAAGTGGTATGTGAAATGGATAGGCGACCAACTACGAGATTTAGGCATTCTCGAGAAGAAGAAACCCAGGTACTATACTGGGTACTACTAGGTAGTAAAGCAAAAATAGTTGTATATTATTGGTTACCATTTTGTATATATTTTGTATATTTTGTATATATTCTATAGGCTTTGTATATATCGACATCACCCTCGTGTGATACCCCTATTTAGGGGAGGATATCGTCAGTCCATGTAAATATTCCCCCTTATAACGTTAAGCGGCGTTGTGAGGTTGTAATTATAGCTTACTAATAATAATAATAATAATAATAAAAATAAAAACATGTGCGAGAGTGGGTTTAAGCCCCACACTATTAAGAAATGCCAAAATGAGATTAG